TAGTTTAACGTCCGCCAGCCAGACAAATCTATTTTAGTACAAGGGGGTGCCACGCTCTAAATAAACCTCCTGACACTCCTCGTAGGTGCAGGGAAACGGTGTGTACCCGAGATGTTCAATCGAGGCCTTAATGATCCTCTTCGACCAAAGATCAAACTTCTCTCTAGGATGCGCAGACAATTCGATGAGGGCATTGCTCACGTTGAGCCTTACATCCTCGTCATAACAGTCTCGCTTCTTCTTCCACTGGGCCATCTCCAAGATAGTGTCCAAAGACAGCGCCAACATGTAGCGCTTCGTCCTGTCTGGGTGTGTCTCCTCGAACGTCCTCTTTAAAAAAGAGATGTCGCCGAGGGACCTACCCTCAATGAACACGTCCCGGCGTTTGTCCTCGTCTGTGTACACCCACCCAAGGGTGTCGAAGGCCTCACTGTATCCCTGCTGTGTGAGCTGGTCTGCATATCTACTTCCTTGTTGCACAGCGATGATATTATCGTCACCATACACAAGGAAACGGACGTGGTCATCTATCTCACCCAGGAACCTGCGCGCTTGGGCGCCAGTCAATCCGAGAATCTTCAGCGTCGCCATTCGCAGCCCCATGAGGTTGCACCACGAGTTTATGTACGAGGTATACGCGTTCCCGGAGGAGTTGCTACCAACCCACTCCACAACGCGGCCCTCGCCGTCAACGTGCCTGCTGTTGGCAATGTCCTCAAGCAGGACGGTCCGAGCAATGGAATTCTCAGAATCCCAATCCCTGTAGAACGCGTCCTGAGTGTCAGAGAACCTAGCCAGCAGGAAATATGGTAGGCGTCCGTCGAAATTCGAAAAATCGCCAGCGATATACTTCGAATCTCTCCCTAGCCAGCGCACAATCTCATCTGCCTCGGTGTACACATTTAGCCCAATAGCCATCCCATTGATGATCCTATTGAGCTGCAAATTTTGGAGGAAGGCACCGGCAAGCATCCGACTCGCTATCAAATGTCTCACACTCGAGCCCATGATCAGCCGGGCGCCCTTACCGGGCTTTCTCCTCTCATCTTTCAACGTGACCCGACATAAGTTGAGCCAA